GGCATCGAGGGGTCGCGGGTCCGGAGCGGGCCGAGCGGATCGTCGGGCGGATAGGTGTGCAGGCGGATCGTGGACGAAAAAAAGCCCGCCTTGCGGCGGGCCGGTGGACTGCGGACGAAAAAAAGCCCGCCTTGCGGCGGGCTCAAGGTTACTGTGTATCAGGGATTGCGACTTCAGCGTGGTAACCCGGACAGCCCCGGGTTATCGCCACCGCGCCCTCGGCGGGCGTGATTTCGTCGGCATATCCACCGCCGACGCGCGCGGCCCGATAGCCGCCCTCGGCTATCTTGCCCTGCTTTATCACCAATCCGCTTTCGCGGAGGGCCTTTCGCTGCGCTGCTGTCGGGCCGTGCGGCCCAAATTTGTATTCATTCATGCTTGTCCCCTGAAAAAATGGGGGCCGCTTGCGCGGCCCCCTGTTAGGTTACTCGGTCACCGTTTTCGGCAACTTCCTGATCGTTTCACGTGCGGCGCGGATCGCCGCAGCGGCATCGGTCGTGCTGACATCGGGTCGGGGCTCTTTCCCGACCCGGTCGAGGGCCTGCTGCAAGTGGTCGACCAACCAAGCTTGCAACTTGAGCCGGACCTGCGACGCGTTGCCCTCGCTTTCGGCCTTCTCGTATGCCATAAGGTGTTTCCTGATCATGCTGAGTTTCTTGCGAAGATAGGACTTGGCGAATTCCCTATCCTGCGCTTGCTGCGGGTTGAGTTTGTTCGCATTCGTATCAATCGCCAGCGCGCTGCGCTGGGTCTCGGAAAGCTTGCGGGCAATGGCCGCCTGAATCTGGCCGATCACGTCCGGCCGACGGCGAGGCTCACCTTGTTTGTCGGTCAGCATGATGGCTGTGACACTAGCATGTCTGAGGTCCGCTGCGATGCTGAACCACATCTTGTCCGCCGCGTCTTGTTGCCCGCATGCCGACTCAATCTTAGCCGCGACTTCCTCGCCGCCGATAAGGTCAAACTGCCCGACCGCCTTTTTGACCGCATCACTAACTTGCTTTACCATTTGATTCTCCATTGTGTCGCGCTGTGCGCAGCGAATGCCGCGCAATCAATCAGCCGACGACTACATGTTACCCCTAGCAAAGCATAGACGTCCGGCAAGGCGATTTCACAGGGTCCAGCCCGGACCCCCCGCCTACCCCCCAAAACGCCGCGATGGGACCCAGCGCCGCCACTTCACACTATGTTCCGCAGTCAATCCGCATTTTTAAATTTCGACCCCCCCCCTCGTTTTTTAGTTATCAACACCCCACCCCCCTCTTTATAGAAACACCCCCCGTCAGGAGTCCCAACCTCCTCTGCTTTGTACCCACTACATATATGGTATATTCCGTGCGCGGGAGTGAGCGCCTCCATTAACTGCTGTTTTTGGTGCCCTTCGCATGCGCAAACGGCCTTACTCTCGCACCCGAAACGCATTTACTAACCGGAGCACGTTTCCTCCATGCAACCCCCGGTCTATATAGAACCGACCAATGATGTACCGCTGCCTTCTGATATCTCTGCGGATGTAGCACAGACACGAGCCGAACACCTTGAGGTGACGGCCAATACCACGGCGCTTCTTGCTGAACTCGGCATGCCACTGGAATTCAGTGGTGAGGACGAAGCAACAGCCCGTGCCATCATTGCAAACGCCCCTCGGTCCTCCCCCATACCCACTCGGCTCACGCGTGGGGTTGCAACAAAACTCACTGCGCTTATCAACGAGTACGATCAACAGGTCATCAAAGACGCTGTACAGATACGTACCTACGTCACTCACAAGCTGCTGGAAATCTCCGACTGCGGAGAACCCAAGTACGAACTGAAGGCGCTTGAGCTGCTCGGCAAAGTTACCGACGTGGGGCTATTCACCGAACGGTCTGAAGTCACCGTGCATCACAAGTCGTCGCAGGACCTCGAAGAAGCTATCAAAGATCGGATCAAACGCCTGCTCAACACGGATGTTGTTGACGTGGTGCCAATTGAAGATGATCTCGATGCTCTGCTTGGTACCCCCACAGAACCTGCTGGTGAAGAAACCCCAGCAACCGAAGCACCGCCGGGAGAACTTGACCTCGATAGCGAGCTTGGTGTCATACCTGAAGAAGAACGCGTACGGCTGGAAGATGAGATCGACGCGCATCTGAAACACACTGCAGACAGATCATGAACGTGCATCCCTCGGGCAAACCCCCCGGCAGGCCGCCGTCAAGCAAAAACCCACCCCTTGCGTCGCGGCAGGAGCTGGAGACACTGCTTAACAACCTGCACAAGCTGTCGGAGTCGGATCAGCGCGTCATTTACAGGCAGCTTGATGAGCTGCATAGGCTGAAAGAAGTCGAGAAAGCCCAAAAAGACTTCCTGTGCTTCGTCAAGCGGGTGTGGCCATCGTTCATAGCGGGTCGGCACCATGCAAAAATGGCGAAAGCATTTGAAAAAGTTGCTAATGGGCAGTGCAAACGGCTCATCATCAACATGCCACCCCGGCATACCAAGTCTGAATTTGCCTCTTTTTTGCTACCGGCATGGTTTTTAGGGAAATTTCCCAACAAAAAAGTCATTCAGACAGCCCATACGGCTGAATTGGCCGTGGGGTTTGGTCGGAAGGTGCGAAATCTGGTCGATCAGGAAGCCTACACCGAGATTTTCCCCGGCGTAGGGCTGCAATCCGACTCAAAAGCAGCGGGGCGGTGGAACACCAACAAGGGTGGTGACTACTTTGCTATCGGTGTTGGCGGCGCGGTGACGGGTAAGGGTGCCGACATCCTCATTATTGACGACCCACACTCTGAACAGGAAGCAACGCTGGGCGAAACCAGCCCTGAAATCTACGACAAGGTGTACGAGTGGTACACGTCAGGCCCGCGTCAGCGTCTGCAGCCGGGTGGGGCCATCATCATCGTCATGACGCGGTGGAGTAAGCGTGATCTTACCGGGCAGGTGCTCAAAGCTGCTGCTCAACGAGAGGGTGACGAGTGGGAGGTGATCGAGTTTCCCGCTCTGTTCGACCAATACGACCCCCCAAAACCGCTGTGGCCTGAGTTCTGGTCGCTGAAGGAGCTGCTTGCGTTACGGGAAGAACTTCCGGCGCACAAGTGGGCGGCCCAGTACCAGCAAGCGCCGACCGGGCGTGAGGGGGCGATCATCAAACCCGACTGGTGGCGGTTATGGGAAGACGAGCGACCACCGAACTGCGACTTCATCATTCAGTCGTGGGACACGGCGTTTGAAAAGAACAACCGTGCTGACTATTCAGCTTGCACGACGTGGGGTGTGTTCCACAACGAGAACGACAACGACGGCAAGGGGATGGCTAACGTCATCCTGCTGGATGCCTTCAAGGATCGGATGGAGTTTCCCGAGCTTAAGCGCACGGCGCTGGAGCACTACAAGGGCTGGGAGTCGAGCGGTGTGCCCCTCAGTCTGATCGTTGAGAAAAAAGCTTCAGGTTCGCCGCTTATCTATGAGCTGCGGGCTATGGGCATCCCTGTACAAGAATACACACCGAGCGCGGGGCAGGATAAGATCGCGCGACTAAATGCGGTCTCCGATCTGTTTGCTTCATCAAAGGTATGGGTGCCGCAGACTCGCTGGGCCGAGGAGCTTATGGATGAGGTGTCGTCATTCCCGGCTGGTGAGCACGACGACTACGTGGACGCCATGACTCTTGCGCTTATGCGGTTCCGGCAGGGTGGCTTCTTGCGCACTGATCTTGATGAACCTGATCCGATTCGTTACTTCAAGCGGCGACGGCAGGGATACTACTAGGACTAAGGTGACTAAATGGCAATCGACAAAGCACTGTACGCCGCTCCGCAAGGTCTGGAAGCACTTGCTGCGCAAGAACCGGAGATCGAGATTGAGATCGAGAACCCGGATGCCGTGACTATCGGTATGGACGGGTTGGAGATCAGCCTTATGCCCGAGAAAGATACCGACGAGGAGAAGTTTGAAGAGAACCTTGCCGATACTCTCGGTGAGGACGTGCTTCAAGCACTCTCGGGCGATCTTATTGGTGACTACGAGACTGACCTGACCAGCCGTAAGGACTGGCTGAATACATACGTCAAGGGACTCAAGCTGCTGGGCCTTGAGTACGAAGAGCGCACCGAGCCGTGGCCGGGGGCGTGTGGTGTGTTCCATCCGCTGCTGATGGAGAGCGCGGTCAAGTTCCAAGCCGAGACGATCATGGAGACCTTCCCTGCGATGGGGCCGGTCAAAACGCTGATCGTTGGTAAGGAAACCCCGCAGAAGAAAGATGCTGCCCTGCGCGTGCAGGACGACATGAACTACCAGCTTACCGAGGTGATGAAGGAGTATCGCCCGGAGCATGAGCGCATGCTGATTAACCTGTGTCTTGCGGGTAATGCGTTCAAGAAAGTTTACTTCGACCCGTCACTCAAACGGCAAGTGGCGATGTTCATCCCGGCAGAAGATATCGTGGTGCCGTACGGCGCACCCAATCTCGAAAGTGCCGAACGTGTTACGCATCGGATGCGTAAGACCAAGAACGAAGTTCAACGCCTTCAGGCTTCTGGTTTCTACCGCGATGTCGAGCTTGGTGAGCCGATGGCGGTGATGGATGAAGTCGAGAAGCAGAAAGCTACCGAGCAGGGCTTCAGTGCGACGGCTGATAATCGCTTCCAGCTCCTTGAGATGCACTGCTTGGTTGATCTGTCGGAGTATGGGTACAACGATGCGTACGCTAAAGACGCTGAGGGGCTTGCGGTTCCTTACGTCGTGACCATCGAGAAGGGCACGGGGATGGTGCTTGCGGTTCGCCGCAACTGGCTGCCCGACGACGACACCCACCAGAAGCGCCAGCACTTCGTGCACTATGGGTACATTCCGGGCTTTGGCTTCTACTACTTCGGCTTGATCCATCTTATCGGTGGGCATGCGCGGGCAGGCACGTCGCTTATCCGTCAGCTCGTTGACGCGGGTACCCTTAGCAATCTCCCCGGGGGTCTTAAGTCTCGTGGGCTTCGGGTCAAGGGCGACGACACGCCCATCGCTCCGGGTGAGTTCCGTGATGTCGATGTGCCGAGCGGTTCGGTGCGTGACAACATCATGCCGCTGCCTTACAAAGAGCCGTCGCAGGTCCTTGTGGGCTTGATGGATAAGATTGTCGAGGACGGTCGGCGGTTTGCCGCAGTGGCGGAACTTAAGATCAGCGACACCTCGGCGCAGGCTCCAGTGGGCACCACGCTGGCGGTTCTGGAACGGATGCTGAAGGTGATGAGCGCGGTTCAGGCTCGCATCTACTACGCTATGAAGCAGGAGTTCCGGCTTCTTAAAACGATCATCCGTGACAACACCCCGCAGGAATACAGCTACGAGCCGGAGGTGGGTGGGCGCAAGGCGAAGCAGTCTGACTACGATACCGTCACTATCCTGCCGGTGTCCGACCCCAACGCGAGCACCATGTCGCAGCGGCTGGCTCAGTATCAGGCCGTGCTGCAGCTCTCAAAGGACGCCCCCCAGCTCTACAACCTCCCCGCTCTGCATCGTCAGATGATCGAGCTGCTGGGCATCAAGAACGCGCAGAAAATCGTCCCGGTGGAAGAAGATATGCACCCGACCGACCCGGTTACGGAGAACATGAATCTCCTGCGTGGCAAGCCGGTAAAGGCATTTATGTATCAGGACCACCAAGCACATATCACCGTGCACATGTCCGCCATTCAGGACCCGAAGATCGCAGCGATGGTGGGTCAAAGCCCGATGGCGCAGGCCATTCAAAGTGCTGCCGCAGCCCACATTCAGGAACACCTCGCGTTTGAGTACCGCAAGCAGATCGAGGAACAGCTTGGTGCTGCACTGCCGCATCCGGAAGAGAAACTCTCCGAAGAAACCGAGGTTCAGATCAGCCGCCTTGCCGCGCAGGCCGGTCAGCGTCTCCTGCAGAAAGACCAAGCCGAGGTGGCTCAGCAACAGGCTCAGCAGGCTGCGCAAGACCCGATTGTGCAGATGCAGCAAAAAGAGCTGGAGATTCAGGAACGCGAGGCCGCTATCCGCGAGAAGAAAGTCATGGTTGACGCCGCCGCTAAGGCTGACGAGCTTGAAATTCGCCGGATGGAGGTCGAAGCACGAATCGCAACAGAAGGTAAGAAGCTCATGGTGGATGCTGCCGCCAAAGCCGACGACCTCGTTGAACGGCGGATTGACCGGCAGGCGCGGGCCATGTCCGAAACCCTCCGCAATCAAGGTCAACCTAGCAAGAAAGAAGAGTAATCCTACGTGGATATCTTTGAACTGTTACTGCGCAAGATCGAGCAGGAACGCGAACCGTATGTCACGACACTGAGTTCTGGTCAGGCGCGTGACTACGCAGACTATAAGCACGTCTGTGGGGTACTTCGGGGTCTTAACCTCGCAGACGAGATCATCAGAGACCTCGCAAAACGTTCTAAGGAAAACGCAGATGAGTAGTGTAGATAAGGAAGCAACTGCTGAAGCCGCACAAAAGGCCAAGCAACTTCCACAGCCGAAGGGCTATAAGCTGCTGTGCATGGTGCCGGAGATCGAAGCCAAGTACGAAGGCGGTATCCTCAAGGCGGAATCTACGGTTGATCGTGAGGAACTTACTACTCACATCCTCTTCGTGGTGAAGATGGGCGACATGGCGTATTCGGACAAGGATCGGTTTCCGACTGGGCCGTGGTGCAAAGAGGGCGATTTTGTATTGACTCGCCCCTACGCAGGTACCCGCGTGCGTATTCACGACCGTGAGTTTCGCATCATCAACGATGACACCGTAGAAGCGGTGGTCGAAGACCCGAGAGGTTTCAGCCATGCCTAATGACGCATTCAAGTTTCCTGACGAACAGGAACAAACCAACACCGAAGAAGTGAAGGCTGACTCGCCCGATCTTGAGCTTGAGGTGGAGGTAATTGACGACACACCCCCGCAAGACCGGGGCCGCGATCCGCTGCCGAAGGAAGTCGTTAAAGAGTTGGAAGAAGACGAACTCGACGAGTATTCCGAGAAGGTTCAGCGCCGCCTTAAGCAGATGAAAAAGGTGTGGCATGACGAGCGCCGGGAGAAGGAGCGGGCCACCCGTGAGCGTGAGGAAGCACTGCGCTACGCCGAGGCTATCGTAACGGAGAATCGTCAGCTAAAACAAAAGCTTGGCACTGGTGAGAAGCTGTTCGTCGACGAAATGACGAAGGCGGCTCAGACTGAGATTGCTACGGCTAAGGACAAACTCCGGCAGGCATACGAGTCCGGGGACCCCGCGCTGATTGCTGACGCTCAGGAAGCTTTAACGGATGCTAAGCTGAAGCTTAAAGACTACCAGCGCTATACGCCTACTTTACAAGCGGAAGAAAAGGGCGTAGAAATCAACACTGAACAGACTCAAGCGCAGCCGCAAAACCGTACTGCCGACCCGAAAGCCGAAGCGTGGAGGGCGCGCAACACATGGTTTGGGGCTCCGGGGCGGGAAGACATGACCGCTCTTGCGTGGGGTCTGCATGCAATGCTTGTCCAGTCCGGTGTCGATCCTAGTAGCGATGAGTACTACCGGCGAGTGGATGAAACGATGAGGAAGCGGTTCCCCGAAGCATTTGAGGAGACGCAGACTCAGCCCACGGAGGTCGAGGTTGAAAAACCTGCTCCGCGCAAAGTAGCAAATGTAGTCGCTCCGGCAACGCGTAGCACCGCGCCAAAGAAAGTGCGACTGTCGCAATCTGCGCTTGCGTTAGCAAAGAGACTCAACTTGACGCCTGAACAGTATGCGAAAGAAGTTATGAAACTGGAGAACTACAATGGCTGACCAACAAAATCGTACTGCTCGTGAGTTTGAAAACCGCGAAGTAACGCAGCGTAAGCAACACTGGGCCCCTCCGCAGACTCTGCCCGATCCTGCTCCGCAGAAAGGCTGGGTTTTCCGGTGGATTCGGACAAGTATCATGGGGCAGTTTGATCCCACGAATACTTCCGCAAAGTTCAGGGAAGGTTGGGTGCCTGTGAAGGCCGAAGATCATCCCGAGATGCAAATTTTTAGCGACCCTAACAGCCGCTTCAAAGGTAATGTTGAAGTAGGTGGGTTGGTGTTGTGCAAGGCTCCTGAAGAGAT